TATCAATCCATTTACTGACTTGTGATAATGTATTATCCTCAAGCATAGTTGCATGAGGATTATCATCGAAAGCACCTAAAGCAGATATAATATCTTTATCCATATAAACATATAATAACACAACAAAAAGAAAAAAGCTACTACTTTTTTATAAGTAGTAGCTTTTTATTAGCGACCGAACTATATCTTACTTACCTTCGTCATCAAACAACTTAACTACATTACCATCACCACTTGGTGTGATAATTGGTGATGGATTAAAAATCCTATCATACTGACCAGCTAAACGCTCATCAATTTCAACACCAACTCCAACAGTAACAGCCGATGTCTTATATTCCCAAGTAGACCCATCTGAACGTTTTGATTCAGGAAGGAATTCGTTAAAGAATAATGGAATTAACTGAACTTGAAGTTGACCACGTTCACCTTGAATAGTATGAATCATTACAGGATTCTTAACATTAAGAGTTGTTCCAGTAGAAGAAACTTGTTCTCCAAGAATAGTTCTACCAATTCCGTCAATGAATATAATTTTTTGATTAGCCATATGTTTATATAATATAGCATACAGATATCACCAAATCAAGAGAAAAGTTCATCCAAATCAACTTTAAATTGACTAGTTGGTTTATAAATTTCCCACTGCATTATTTTATAAAACCTTTCAATACATTGATACACATCTTTATCAAACATCTTTTCCAAATTAATCTGGAATAAATCTTCGAACTCTTTTGGGAATCTATTCTTAAATGCTATAGCTTCAACATTATATGAATTTGGAACATCAACATAAAAGTATTTGATCTTATCTCCACTAAAGATAGCTTCATACTTATTATCAATCTTCAATTCCTTAATGATTCTATTATAAAAGTAAGCAGCTTTTACATGACAAGGCATTCCTTTAATTGTAATATTACCATCACATTTATTAGTATATTCTTCCAGCTTCTTAATTCCGCTAGTTAATGATATCATTTCAACACCCATATCAAGAAACTTATCATATACATTTTTAAATGCTTGATTAGTTAATGTTTTAGATTTTGTAAGAATCATTGTTTGGATTACCTTTTCTACATGAGGTTTGATTTCTTTTGGCATTCTAGTATTAACCAAATCAATTCCAGTATACTTCCAATCATCACATGGTAAACCTTCTTCATCTAGAATATGTAAAGCATATCTTTTCTTGCTTAACATAATTCCTTTATCAGATATTTTATCACGTTTAAACTCAATCCTAGAATCGATAGAATTTAATTCATCCTTCATAAACTTGGCAATACCTTTATTAAGATAATCATTAATCTTATCGATTTCTGCATAACCTTCTTTAGTAACTTTGTTACCATTAAAGATCTTTACAGGTATTTGTTTTACTGTAATAAAGCAACTATCAGAATCTCCATACAAGAAACAATCATCTACATCTTTACCAATACGTTGAACAAAATATTCTTGAATAATATCTTTAGATTTTTGAATTACAGATTGTCCAGTAAGAGTAATTGAGCTTGCAATATCATCATCACCAATTGGTGCTTTCTTATTTCCAAAAACTCCATAAACACTATTAATGAAAATCTTAATAGCTTGTTGTTTAGTCTTTAAACGATTACATTCAATAAGAACATCTTCAGGATTACTTACTTCTCCAGCATCTAATTCTTTCTTGAGTTTCTTAAACTTCTTTTGGATTTGAACACGTTTTTTGTAGTTCTCATCAACCAAATCACACATAATGCCTTTCTTCTTTTGAGTAAAAAGAACATCAGCTTTTGAAATAGCAATTTGATTATCAATTAAAAGCTTTTTAAAGTTTTCATGAGTTAACTTGTAATTTTTACCATTAACATGTTTTACATTAATAAAATTGTCATCTCTACTTGTAATAACACCAAACTTTGTCTCTGGAGACATGTTTAATGAAATCATAATATTTGGATAAAGAGAATTAGCATCAAATGTTACAATACCTTCATGATGTCCAGTAACAGGTGGAAATACGAATCCTCCGGGGTTTTCTCTAGTAGAATCTCTAACAAATGTATTAATGATTTGCTTTTGTTTCCTAGCTTTAATTGCAGCACATCCAACAACTACTGATACAGTTGCTAATGCCATATCTAAAGTTCCACAACCCATGTAAGCAATCATTCTAAGAAGATCAATATACATTAATTGTTGCTCTAATCTAACAATCAATCGAACGTCATGAATGTTATATTCAACAAATGTATTCCAATCATCTCTCATGAATTCATACAAACTTCTATCACCATAATCCAATTTATTTTCCTTCAATTCAATATTGGCAATGTGATCCAACTTATAACTTTCTCTATTAGATAAACAAAACTTCTTATAGATATCCAAATAATCTACTACAGACAAACCTTCAATCTTATAAATAATTTGCTTCTTACCAAACTTACTCATCATTTCTCTGGTATAGATACTTTGAATTGTAGATAATCTAGCAGCAGAACCTTCTGGTAAAATATTTGAAATCCTATTAATCAAATATGGAATATCATATCCTTGAATATTCCATCCAGTAATTACATCAAATCTTTCTCTTTCCATGTACTTGATGAAGTCCAATAACATCTCTTCTTCATCAGCAAAGAATTTAAAACGAACATCTGCATCAGTAGTTTTAAATGGTTTTAATCCCCATACATTGTATATCTTCTGATAAGAATCATAAATTGTAATTACATTAATTGGAGTTTTAGCATCTTCTGGTGAAGAAAACTCATCCTTATCAACAGCTTCAATATCTAGATATGCAATCTTAAGTGGGAACTTAGAAAAGTCTGGATCATCTACATGTTCTGAAAACATATCCAATAATACTTGCTGCTCTGGTCTAATGTTCTCAAACAATCTTGTAAGATTATTTTGTTCGACAAATTTCATTCTATCAAACAAATCTTTAAATGAATACTTCTTAAGTTTAGTTCCAAAAATACTAACACCATCTTCACCTTTATTATCTTCCAAATAAAGATATGGTCTAAAATCAACAGAGAAATCTATTCTATTACCATCATCATCCCATGTATAAACGATGACTTCTTTCTTCTTGATATCATAAACAACATTTCGATAACCATTCATCTTTCCCATAAAATGGAAGAATATCACACCAACAACAAATCTTCAAGAAAATTTACAGCACAATGGTTTTAGTACCAGAAATAATGAATCTATTAATATCTAATCCATTACCAACATAACTATCTATTATCATGTCATAACTATATCCGTCATTTCCTACAACAGGTTTAAATGGATTTTTGGATACTTTACTTAAAATACCTAAATTACTATAATTTGATGTATAATTTGAAACAGATAATGATATGTAATTAGAAATATATCTTAACTCTTCAGTTGTTAAATCATCTACATAAAATTCGTTATAATCTGTTATATACAAATCACAACCTTTCAAACCAATCTCACCATTATATCCAGCTGTAATTGATTCGGTCAAATTCCATCCAACACTATTTTCAATAAAGCTTTTAACTGGAAATCCTAAACAACGATTCAATATTTTCTGATCATCTGTTTCAAAACGAATATCAATACTATCTGTTTGTATCGATCCATAATTATTGATTATTTTAACACTATATGATCCAAAATCTTCTTCTTGTAAGAAATTTATTTTGATCTTGTTCTTAGTAGTAGTTGTAAATAATTCACCATTTTTATACCATTCATAATATGAATCATTAGAAATAGTATTCTTTGCAACTACATCAAATGTTATTGTATCGTTGATTTCAAATTTATTAACATTTAATGGATATGTTAAAAAGCTAATTAATTTAGGAACTCCAGCATTTTGTGTAGCTGATGGATTTGAACTTAATGTAATTGTTTGTGATGTTGCTTCGCCAAAGCCATTATAAACTCTCAAGTAATATTCTCCGATACGATTATCATCAAAGGAATTTATTACAAGTATTTTATCTGTTGAGATTAGATTATAATTAAATATCCACTCATAATTTAATTCTGGTAATCCACTAACATTTGGAGTTATTGTAACATAAGAACCCTCTTCTATATAAGAAGGATATACTGTTAATCCACATAAAACAGGATATGTGGATTCTACAGCACTCAATTTACTATACAAATAATTAGATAATTCTTCAATAGAAGCTTTATATGTAACAGAACCTCTTTCTACAAAGGTACTGATATCCATAGATGTTGGATCTATGGAATCATAATCTTCTATGAGTTTATCATCTGCCATGTATCTATTTAATACGAATTGTATCTAGTAAGGTTCTTTCTATCCTTAGAACCATATGGTGTAGTAAACAATTCTACATAACAATCCAAATTTTTATCTAGTTCTAAGAATCTATCTTCAGCTACTTTTCTACGTTTATGATAAGAATTCTTATAATGTCCTGCTCTAAAGACTTCTTCCTGAATCTTAGCAATCATTTCTTCACCTGTCTTAAATTTAATTTCAGCATCCTTGTATGTAATCATGTCCTGACAAGCTACAGGAATACCAAACGAACAAGCTTCAATATACTTAATATCACTCTTAGATCTATTAAAGTTATTATCTTGTAATGGAGCAACCATCATTTGTACATTTAGATCATAGATTTTCTTAGGGAAATCATACAATCTACACCAAGGATGGAATTCGATTTCCTTGTTTTGTACATATGGATGTAATTGAAGTGGATATGCTCCAATGAAAATCCATTGGAATTTATGTCTGGTATCAATTATAGCTTTAATAACATGTTCGAAATCATCCTTTTGATTGACCTTGTTTTCAACATCAAAATGAGCACCAGAACCCGAATACAAGATCCTAGGTTTCTTTTTATTGTTATCATAATCTCTATTTAATTTATTTGGATCAAAATAATTTCCAATCCAGAATCTAGCAGGGAAGTTTGGAATTACAGAGATTTCTTTCTTACCAGTTTTTTCTCTATATAAATCTCTCATAAAATCACATGTGACAGAAACTTCATCACACATATTCATGATATCAATAACATTTTGTCGAATTTCAGGAGATGTAAATGCTCCTTTAAACTTATTAAAGTCTGGGATATCTTCAGCAAAAACTACATCATCAACTTCATAAATGATTTTAAATCCAAGTTGATTCTGAATACCTTTTAAGAACTCTATAAATTTCTTTTGATCAGATGTTGCTTGTCGTTGTACACGGACAGCTTTAACATTACGATACCAATTAGGATCACCAATCATTACGAATGTATCAGTAACAGTCATCTTAGCTTGATAATTAAGCATATGAGATGGCCATCCCATTCTGTAAAGACCACATCCACTAAAATCTGCTGTGTATTGAACTACTCTAGGTAAATCTAGTTCTGGACTTTTTTCAAATGATTTTGCAGGTTGAGCTACTCTTGTAACAGGAATTGGTGGCTCGACCTTTTGAAAAGGTATCGGAGGCTTAAAGTACGACATACTAGGATTTATAGTATGTCGTACTTTTTTCAAGTTAATTAAATGGATTGTATTCTATTTTTTTAGTAATGTTATCTTTCTTCTCCAAGAAAATTACTTCTCCTGTTGCAGCTTCTAAGCTTTCTTTTCTATGAGAAATTACATAAACACACTCATTATATTTCTTAACTCTTTCATTAATGATTTCAGTAATTAAATTAATACCTTTATCATCTAAACAAGAATCGAATAATTCATCATAGATTGCAATATTATAACAAACATCACCTTGAAGCATTCTCATATCCATGAATGCAAATAAGCAAGCAAAGTCAATATTCTTACGTTCTGCTCCAGAGAAATTGAAATATGAACACTTTTTATTATTGTCATTAATAATCTCTTCTTCAAAATGACAATCAAAATAACATAAACAATTAGCATTCATCTTATTCAAATAATATTGAATTCTTTCATTCAATACTTCAAGGATTTTATTTACAATATATGTTTTAACTCCATCTTCTGAAAAGATAAACTTCATTGTATCCAACATATTCATCTTATTACGATTCTCATTAACAACATCTTTAGTATCATTCAGAAGCTTTTCTTCAGATAAAATAGTATCATCCAATTCAGTTTCTTGTGATTGCATTGATTGAATATCTTCATCCAATGTTGATAACCATTCATTCAACTGCTTCATTCTGGTTTCAAGATTAATCTTCTTTTGTTGTCCAAGTTTAACTGTAGAAACTTTTAGATTACAAGCATCAATACCATTCTTTACAGTATCTCTTTTAGAACGCATTTTTGTAATGTATTCTTGAATCTCATTCTTCTTCTGAGAAAGCTCACCAATTTTAGTTTCGTAAGTAATCTTTTCTTTTTCGATTTCACTATGATCATGTTCAGCATTTTCTCTCTTACAAAGAGGACAAAACTTTGGTTTACTTTCTACTTGATTAATCTTTTCTTTAAGATTTTCAATAGAACTATCCAACTTCCAAAAGTTTTTATTTGCTGTATCTAAAGCATCGTTAATCTTAACAAACGCATCATTAAGCTTACTCAAATTAGTCTTAACATCATCCATACTATCAACTTTTAATGATAATATCTCATTCTCCAAGTTAGACTTTTCTTTGATGTTAGAATCCTTTCTTTCCAAATACTTTTGTAGTTTAGCAACTCTATTATCAAGAATGCTTTTACGCTGAGAAACAAAAGAGTTTAAACTTCTTTCGATTCCTTGCATTTTATTAAACTCAATATCATAGTCCTTTTTCTTAGAATTGAATTCATCTCTAGCAATATTAAGCATCTTACTAAAAACATCTAGATTAAGAATACCTTCAATAAACTTACGCTTATCAACTTTATTCTTAGCCATAAATGGAACAGTATTATTCAATGTCATGATAACACAGTTCTCAAAGATACTTGGTGTAGCATTAATCAATTTGTGAACATATTCTTCAGTATTCTTAATCGAATCCAAAGTAATATCTGAACCATTATGATACAAATATAATTTTGAAGGATTAGCAGTTCTAATTAACTTATACGAATCTGTTTTGCTACCAATTTGAACATCAAACTCAACTTCAATTTTACACAAACCATTAGTAAATGAGTTTGTAATTAATTCCTTTTTAAGATCTCCACGGATAGTTGAACCAAAGATTGCATAATACAATGATTCCATCATGGATGATTTTCCAAGACCATTCCTTCTGTCATTGTCATCTCTATTAACTCCAGTAACAATATTTAAACCCTTTTTAAAGTCTAAAGTTACAGGTTCATTACCAAATGACAAAAAGTTTTGAATAGTTAGTTTTTTAAAATTTACGCACTTCATCTGATTTAGCTTTGTTAAAAATTTCTAAGGCACACTTCACAATCTCATCTTTATTGTTCATGTCCATCAATTCAATATATTCCATAATTGCTTGAGGAATGTCAATTCCAGAAAAGTCTTTTCTTTCTTCTTCTAACCCATATTCAGAAGCTACAGTTTCATACTCAACCTTTAAATCTGTTGGATGAAGAGCACGAAGCTTATTCAAAATAAACTCCATATCATCTGTAGTAATCTTTCTATCAATCTTGAGTTTTACTAAATTATTTTCAAACAATTCAACTACATTTTGATTAATAGAACCTTCACTAATCAAATGTGATAACTGAATGTTATTATGCTTAGGAGACTTCTTATTCTCCACAAATTCAATCTCATCAGATTCTACATCCCACAAGTAAAAACCTTTTGTAGAACCAGCATCGTTGTAATCAGTTTGAAATGGATTACCAACATAAACTATTCTTCCCATATCATAATACTTCTCATCTCTTAAATGAAAGTGACCTGAGAATACTGAGGGACTTTTTTTAAGTAAATCTTCTGCAACGAATCCATCTTCACATAAAGCAAATGAATTCATTTTGAACATAGTAATTTCAAAATGACCAAAGGTTACATCACAAACAGGAATATCATTAAGTTTAATTCCCCAAGGAATAAAATTGATTTTCTTATCGTGACTATCAACAGTAAAAACTTTATCTACCACTTTTACATTTTTCCATCCTTTAAATGGTGATAAAGAATTAACATCAGAACTGTCTTTCAAAAAACAATCATGATTCCCTACAATCATTGTAAGATTGAAATCAGAAAATAATTCCAGTAATTTAACTCCAAAATGTAGACTATCTACAGATACTTCATCTCTTGTATGAAAGTAATCACCACAAAAAACAACATCTCTGATATCCCTACTTTTAAGTTCTTTAACAAACCATTCAGCCCAATCCATAGACACATCGTGCCAGAATTTAGAATCATGGTGAACTCCTATGTGGATATCAGAGAATATCGCAACTTTATTACTATTAAAATAATTCACTCAACCATAGTATCATACACTACCATCTCTGTCAATCTTGATCGAAAAACGATTCTTCAGTAGAGTCAATAATAGGTCTTACATAAACATGTCCTTCACTTACAGAAAGATATTCTTCATACTTTCTTTCTCTGTAACTGGTAACAGTATCATGTTGTTTCTTTTCCTTTTTAATTCTATTAATAAAAGCATGGAATGCTATCGTTGTGAAATATCCAAATGGAGATGATTCAGATTGGATATCAAACTTCTTACGTTTTAATGCGGAGAACATTTTCAATATAGCGTCTCCTATCATTTCTTCCTTGTAAGAATACTTATAAAATTTAGAATTGTATCCAAGACCTTCAGCAATCTTGTTAATACAATCTCCCAAATAATTAGTACAATTATTTGTTTTATAATACAATTCAATTTCTTGCCTAAATTTAATAGGATCTACATAATATTTGTCTTTATCTTTTGGAGTTTTCATAATTTTTCTTTAATATCAATTTCTTTAAATTCTATTTGTTCAGATGTGTAAATTGTTTTACGTTTCATGTAATGCTTCGTTCCGAACCTCAACTTATCTGCAATATCAATAATGATAAGTTTATTCTTATCTTTATGCTTTCTAAGTCCTCTACCAATACTTTGAACTACTCTAGTAAAGCTTTTACCTAAAGCAGCAAAGATAATCATATGAATATTTTTAATATTCACTCCAGTTGAAAAGATTGAAGACATCGCAACACATATTACGTTGTTTCTTTTCTCCATCATCTGTTTTGCTTTATCTCTATCTTGAGTAGAAACATCACCTTTAATGAATACAACTTCTCTATCAGGAAACTTGTTACTTAAAATGCTATATAATAAATCTCCATGAACCAAATGGTTTACAAGAATCAATATATTCTTATTAAAACTCTTACAAGTAGATTGAATTACATAATTTCTAAAAATACTTTTATAGATGAAATCCAATTCAATCATGTAGTTTTCTTGACCCTTTACTTTATAGTCATATGGTGGGTCATCCAAATAATCAATTTTAAATATCTTTACTTCTGCATTTGTTAATATATCTCTTTTTCTAAGTTCTGAAGATTTCTTTTGTATAAGAACTGGACCAACTTTACCCAATACATTCCATCTATCTGATACGTCTTCTGGTAATGTTCCAGTAAAACCAAACTTCCTATCTGTAGTAATTGATTCTACTACTTTAGATATTTGAGACCCTTTAGTAATTCTATGAACTTCATCTATAACCAACAAATCCACATCTTTAATCCAAGAATTTTCTAAAAATCTTCTTTGCAATATCGCAGAATTTGCTATAATAACGTTACAACTACTATCTAACTTATTATCACCAGACCATTTACCAACTTTAAATGTTACACCATATTCAACATAATCACTATATGTTTGTTCAACCAAACCAATATCAGGAACTATAACTAAACATTTAAACTTTTGTAAGTTTTCTGAATACAAATAATAATTTTCAATGAGACAAGCACTAACCAATGTTTTACCAGCAGCAGTAGCCAATACTGCTAATCCTCTACCATTACTCATACAAGCATGTACAGCGTCTTGTTGGTAATCTCTAAGAGATAATTTAAGTCTATCAATAATTTGTTTGTTTAACGATGGCTTGAGTCTTTTGATAACATCTTCTTCTATTTCCAATGTTTCATCTGGATAGTTAATAATATGCTTTTTGATTTCTTCTACTAAGCCAATATCGAATTGACCCATTGGAGTAATTGCATATAATCTCTTTGGAATATATGGAGATCTGCCATATTTTGCTGCTGGATTAAATGAAGAGAAATGTTCTCTAATAAGTTCTAACTTATCTGAGATAAGAAAGCATTTATTATTATTTTCTCTATCCAAAATAATCTTAACCATATTACATCTCCATTGTCATCAATTGGACTAGATTCTTAACTTGCCAATCCATTGACTTAAAGGTTTCCAGCGCGTGTTGTATTAATTCAATAATACATTCTTGTTCAAAAATATTATCATTGATTTGTTCTACTTGTGGTAATGAATCTAATAAATTCTTTTCGTTATCTTTTGTTAATTTGATTGGAGACTTCTTTTCATCTTTGTGCATTGTTAAAAGTTTTGTTTTAACTTTCTTAAGTTTTTGCACTTCAATTTTATGATTTACTAATCTTGCTGACCAAAAATGTTTCTTGGAAGGAAGTCTATATAAAACTTCCTTTATATTAATGCTATTGAGGATAAAATCCTCTTTTAATTCATTAACATACTTATTATATAAGTCCATAATATAAATAATATCATACAAACCTTATATTTCAATGGATAAATTTAATGAATATTATAATTATTTGATGGAAACCTTATTAGCTGGTGGTTATATATTTGGAAATGATATTGGCTATGGCGATACTGGTGGTGCTGTTGGTAATACAGATTCTTATAATACTGGTAGTTTTGTAATTCCTAAAGGAGGCAAATTATATAGAAGAAATGCTAAAATGGATATTACTAATAAAAAGCCTAGAAAATCTAAAAAGAAATCTTAAATTGTTAAATGAAAGATTTAGGTCATTGGACTACAAAATTAGATATTCCTGAAAATCCTTATGGATTTATCTACATTATTACAAATAATTCAAATGGTAGAATGTATGTTGGAAAAAAGCAAATTCTAACAAAATTAAAACGTAAACCTTTAAAAGGTAAAATTAATAGAAGAATTTCAATTAAAGAAACAGATTGGAAAACATACACGGGAAGTTCCAAAGAATTAAACGAAGATATTAAAAAATTTGGTATCGAAAATTTTTCATTTGAAATTATAAAATTTTGCGAGAATAAAAGTCAAATGGCATATTTTGAAGCAAAAGAACAATTTGATAGAGAAGTTTTAATTAAAGAAGAATATTACAACGGAATAATAAATCTAAGACTTGGTAAAATAAAGTTTTAGTTCTTGATTTTTCCCGATTCACTCTGTAAAATAGAAAAAAAGTGAAAAAAGTTGCGGAGAGATTCGTTTTTCTTAAAATTCTAAAAAATTCTTTTTTACAAAAAAATGAAAAGATTCGAAATATTCTACTTGACTTTCAATATATGTAGTGTATAAATAATATTAACTTCTTAAAAAATTAAAAAGTTCAAAAGAATAAAATGATAATTCTTAAAGAATATAATTTAAAATTAATTGATATTAATTTATTATTTCAGAATATATCAATTAAAATATATTCATTTATTAATTGTAATAATTTAAAATTAAATATTAAAAATATTGATTGTAAAAGAATATTTACACATTTTTTAATTGAAGAATTTATTCAATATATTGATAATAATTATAAAAACGTTTTTTATTTTGCAAATAATATAAATTATACAATATTATCTGAATTATTTGATAATAACGATATATTAGAATTATTACAAAATTCATTAATAGATATTGAAAAATATTGCAATTTTTTTATATTTTTTGGAAATACAATATTACAAGAAAATATTAGCGAAAATGAAATTTTAAAAATTCAATTATTTTTACAAAAGAAAACAAAAAGATTGAATCCTTTAAAGAAAATGAAAATGTTCTGCAAAAAGAATGGATTGGAATATATTTTAGAAAATTTAAAGTCTGTTGAATGTTCCTATAAGTTTGCTTAATCATTGACTTTTGATTTTAAAAATGTTACTATCAAAATCTATGGTTGAAGAAAACACAAATCCAACAGAAGAGCAAGAAAATACTGATGAAGTTTCTATTGATTTAGAGGTTTTTAGTAAAGAAGAACTTATTAAAATCTTAGTAGAGATGGCTGAAAATGATATGACATTCTCAGAATACATGGAATCATGTGTTGATGAAATGATTGAAAAAATGGAAGAACGTTCGAAATGACATTCATTATGAGTAAATATATGAATGACATCAAAATTCAATGAAGCGATAAAGAACGCTTATAGAATATTTTTAGAACAAGAAGCACCGGAGGGAGGAGAAACTCCCCCGGATGCTGCTAATAATACAGGAGAAGAACTTCCTCCTGAAGCAGATACACAAAAGAAAGCAGCTGATACAATAGATGCTGCTAGTTTAAGCATGAAGGAAATGTTTGTGGATTTTGTTTCCATGCTAATACAAGAAAAACTAGCAGGTAAATTAAAGGTTGAAAGTCCTGAACTAAATACATTATTAGATGGTATTAAAGAAGCCTTTAATAAAGATAATCCATTGCAAAGTTTAGATGCAATTCAGGAACTAATTAAGGCAGCTAATAGTAGATATAAACCCGTTGTATAATATGAAACACGATAAAAATTATAAAGGAAAAGATTGTAAGGACGATAAGAAAGAAGACAAAAAGAAGCTTAAGAAAGAAAGCTTTGATAGTCTAGTAAATTCTTTATTACAAAAGTATATCTTTGGTGAAGAAGCATCAGAAGAAAATCTTGAAACTAATCCTTCTAAAATAGTTCAAGATATGAAGAAAAAGAAGCAGGAAGATGCTAAAAAGCCAATTGGTCCTAAAGATTTGAAGAAAGCTCAAATCCAAGCAAAGGCTAACCAATTGGTCCTAAAGATTTGAAGAAAGCTCAAATCCAAGCAAAGGCTAATACTGATATTAAAAAGTTAGGATAATATGAATAAATTCTCTCGTTTACTAGAAAATACTTTTAGATCTTCTAATCTTAAAAGAGTAAGATTGAAGGTTGATCCAGCATATTGTGAACGAGGTGAGATATCTAAGTATCAAGGATACGAAGGATATATTTTGGCAGAAAAAGAAAAGGAAAGTAAAGTATACATTGAATGTGGTTGTTCTGATACTATGGATGTACCAGAACTAGGTGCTGGATATGCCAAACAAGGAGTTGTAGCTATGGTTCCTAATGATATGTTAGAGCTTACAGCTGGTCCTAGTAAAATGGAAAAGTTAAAAATGTATGCTTTAATGTATTTAAAAGAAACTAAGAATGTTAATGTTCAAGATGCGTTGGTTCAAATGATCATGAATAGTTCTACTTTAGAAATGCTTGAAACATATCTTAGTAATAATGGATGTAGTGATAAAGACATTATAGCTATCTATAGGATGGGTTATGAAGAGTAAATTTGATGAGTTACTAGAATCTAGGATTGTAAACTTTGAAGATGAAACTAAGGATTATATTCTTCAAGAAGGTTTCTTTTCTAATTTAGGTTCTGGAATTTTAAATTTTTTTAAAAACAGGATAAAATCTATAGGTAGAAATTATGTATCACGATTCAAACAAGATTTTGGTAGTGGAGAGAAGTCTGTTGAAATAGACGAAAAAATAGTTGAAGGCATTTCAAGTTTTTTACAAGATAGAGATACTTCAAGAAAGTTTATTAATATTGAATATACTCCTAAAAAAGGAACACCAGTATCTATTAGGAATGTAGGTATTAATATTAAAAAAGTTAATGATATTTTATCTAGAATTGAAAATGGTAGATATGATTTGAATTATATCAAAAATACAATGTTAGTTTCTAATAACAAGCCTTTAGCAAATGTTTCCAATGAAATGGTTCTAGCTTTAGTTAATACTCCTTATAAGGACATTATAAGGACTTTTAGAAATGATATAATTAATAAGTACTTTCCTGATTTTAAAAATGATAATAAGGAATTGATCAAAGAATTTGGTAATTATTTGTCAACTACTAGACCAAATACGCAAAAGGATATTATTATTAAGATTGTATTAGTATACATGTTTAGCAATACTAATTTTACATTAAAAATTAAAGATAGATAATGTTTGGTATAAAGATAGAACGAGATTCTTTTCAAGAAAATTTAGAATCTGATGTTTTTTCTAAGATTAAGGATATACGTGGGGTGGAAGATGATATACCTAAAGATAACCTAAACATCAGGAAAGTGAGTGTTGAAGAAGCCATAAAAGAGTTGCTAGAACTTGAAAAAGGGATAAATAATAGGGATGAGTGAAAAGGAAAAATCTCCCAAGCCGTCTCCATATGTTTTTCAGAGAGAAAAAATAGATTTCGATTTAAAAATCAGAGAACTACCGTGGACAGAAAAACAACAGGAAATCATTGATTTATTTTTAAACAAAAAAACCAAATGCCTAATTCTAAAAGGTGTTGCGGGTACTTCTAAGACGATATTATCCATGTATCTTGGATTACGTCTTTTGAATGAAAAGAAAGTATCAGATATGGTATTGATACGTTCTGCTGTAGAGTCTTCAGATTCTAAGTTAGGATTTTTACCCGGTGATATTTTAGAAAAGTTTGGTGTTTATGTTGCACCATTTAATGAAAAGCTACATGAGCTTATTGGTCAGCAACAGATAGCAAAATTGGAAAAAGATAATAGAATTAAGATTTGTCCTATAAACTTTGCTAGAGGTTTACATTTCTCTGTACAATTCGTTTGTTGTGATGAGTTCCAAAACTTATCTCTTAAAGAAGCTAAAACCCTTCTTTCACGTGTTGGAGAATTCTCTAAGGTGATTATATGTGGAGATCCAGATCAAAGTGATCTTCCTCAT